TTTGAGTATAAATCGCCTTTAGTATCTGTTTTCTCTTAACTACAGATTTCTTTACATACTCTTTTCTTTCCAACAACTTTTGTTGCTGTTTAGTTTTAATTACTTTGGATTTAAGAGTTTTGAGAGCTCTTTCTATACTGTCCTTTCCTTTAATTTCAATGATTAACATATATTACAAATATCGCGATTTTTATTAAAATTTTGACACTTAAGTCAGTATATCTTATGTTTATAAAAAAATAAACACAAGTAATATGAAAATTGATGAAAAAAGGGAAAAGTGTAAAAATGAATTTATCTAATTTATTCAAGTCTACGTATGGTACGGTAGATTCTAAAAATTTGAAATCATTATATATAAACATTCAATCATGGGTATCACCCAAAGAAGAACTCGACAACTGGAATAGAGTTGTTGGTAATTTAAGTAGAGAATTAAAACATACAGTATTTGAATCGATACCAACTCACATCTTTAATAAAAATTCCATAGTTGATTTAGATTTACGAACAAGTGGGATTTCATCAGGAAAAAAATCATTTTTCAATTTAGAAATAAATCTTTTTTTAGATAAAGAGTTAGATTTCAAATCCAACGAACTTAAAGATTCAGTCAAAAGAATTGTCAAAAACATTCAAAAAACAAATATTTCTGAGAATTCATATTTCGATTTTTCACTGACAAAGAAGTAAGTATTAGTATCAATGGATATTTATTAAGAAAATTCAATGAAAAAGTTAAGAATATTGGAGTCACATGAGACAGGTCACGGAATTTTAGTTGAAATGGATGCGGGGTTTGTTTCTCCTATGGACGAAATAAATATCAAATTGATGAAAGAAGGTAAAAACTTAGATTATAGAAATCCGTTTGAGTTTTATGCTGTACTTCAAAAACATGATGTACCTAATAGAAATGGTAGAACATATCCTGAACAAATATTAAAAAGAGAGGCAGACAAATATAAGAAATTAATTCAAAAAGGATTATCAACATCGGAGTTGAATCACCCTGAATCATCTCTGATTGATTTGGATAGGGTCTCACATATCATAACAGACATTTGGTGGGATAAAAATATTTTGATGGGTAAATTGAAGTTGTTTCCACACCTGGAGCTTATTTATTTGATAACGTTGACGACAGAGAAAAATACGACGAAAACTTAGAAGAAGAAAAAAAGATGAATGCAATTTCTTCAAGTAGTGTATCTAAATCTGTTGATTTGATGAAAAAATTATCCGATTATTTATCAAAATAAAAAATATGGATGAAAAGTACTTTGTATCAAAAATCACTTATGATTTGCCGGATGAGAACACCGGTAAGATAAAAAAAATTAGAGAAGAAAAATTAGTGAGAGGTTATACCGTCACAGATGTTGAGGCTAAGGTTACAAAATTGTATGAAAATTTTTCATACGATTGGAGAATAACTTCAGTCTCCGAAAGTAAAATAGATGAAGTAATCGAAAAATAGTCAAAATCTAAAGTGGTCAAATCTGACCACTTTTTTTTTGCAACAAAGAAAAGTATTTGTAATAGTCTGAAAATTAAACTTTTTTCAATAATGGAACTATTTATTGAATAAAAATAACACGACTATGCAAGAAAATAAGAATCTTGTTGAAGAGGCACTCATTCAAATGAAAAATGTTGAAGAGGTAATCGCCGAAAATGCAAAAGGAATACTTGCTTCGACTATGAAGGAAGAAATCAGCCAACTTGTAAAAGAATCTCTTTCTGAACAGGAAGAATTAGACGTAGATACTGATGTAGAAGATACTGAAGTTGATAATGATAGTATGGATTCTGAAGAAGTAGAATTATCTATGGATGACGAAGATATGGATTTACCATCAGATGACGATACTCCAATTGATTTGACTCACGTAGAAGATGAAGAAGAACTTTTGAAAGTTTTCAAAGCTATGGGAGAAGATGATGGAATTATCGTAAAGAAAGACGGTGAAGATATTCATTTGAAAGATAACGAAACAGATGAAGAATATTTAGTAAAACTCGGTGAATCCGAAGAAGAAAATTATGAAGCTATGGAATACAATGAAGAAGTATCTGATGACAAAGTACAAGACGTAATTGATGCAATTTTTTCCGACGAACCAATGGATTCTGACATGGGTTCTTCAATGGATTCTGAGGACGAGATGGATGTAGATGACGAAGTTGTTTACGAAATCGAATTCAACGAAGAATCTGATGATGAAGAAGACGAGGAAGAAGAGATGGACGAGTCTGAAGAAGAGATGGACGAGTCTGAAGAAGAAATGGACGAGTCTGAAGAAGAAATGGACGAGTCTGAAGAAGAAATGGACGAGTCTGAAGAAGAAATGGACGAAGCCGAAGAAGATGAAGGTTGGCACATGAATGAGACTTATAGTCACAAAAAAACAAAAAAGAAAGAAACAAAAGAAGGTAAAATGTCAGTTAAACCTAAAGGTGTTGGAATTGGAAAACCTAAATTCTCATATAAGAAGACTTCTGGTGGCTTCAAAGAAGACAAAAAAGAAGGACCAAAAACTATGGGTACAGGGAAAGCAAAATTCGAATACAAGAAAGGTGAGAACATGGAAGGTAAATCCAAGGTTGTAAAAAAAGTTGAGACTAAGGAAGCTTCCAGAACTTACGGTATGGGTTCAAAAGAAGGTAGAGGTTTAAGAAAAGGTATTACTCCTAACAGAAATCTTACTTTCGAGAACTTAGAACAAGAAGTTAAAATGTTGAGAGAAAAGAATGAAGAGTATAGAAAGGCTTTGAATGTTTTCAGAGAAAAACTCAATGAAGTGGCTATCTTTAATTCTAACTTGGCATACGCAACAAGATTGTTTACTGAACATTCTACAACTAAGAAGGAGAAAATTAATATTCTCAGAAGATTTGATAATGTTCAATCTTTGAAAGAATCTAAGTCATTGTACAAGATTGTAAAAGATGAATTGAATCAAACCGAATCTAAATCATTGAATGAAACTGTAGAAAACAAATTAAATCAAAGTGTTCAAACAGGTTCATCAACAACTCTAATCGAAAACAAAACTTATGAGAATCCTCAGTTCTTGAGAATCAGAGATTTGATTACGAAGGTTAGATAATAAAAAATAAATAAAAACAAAAAAACAAAAAAATGGGAGCATTATTAGAATCAGGTCTCGTTGGTAACATTGGTCTTAAGCACCTTAAAGTTATCAAAGAAGATACTATCAACAAATGGGATAGCCTTGGTTTCCTCGAAGGATTGAAAGGCCATCAAAAAGAAAATGTAGCTCAGCTTTATGAAAACCAAGCATCACACTTGATTAATGAGGCATCTACAACATCAGACTCAGGTTCATTTGAAACTGTTGTATTTCCAATTATCAGAAGAGTTTTCTCTAAATTATTGGCTAACGACATCGTGTCTGTACAAGCTATGAACTTACCAATCGGTAAATTGTTCTATTTTGTACCACAAATTCAGAACTACCAAGACGCCGCTAATCAGCATTACGCACCTTACGGAGCACCTAATGGTCCAACTGACCCTAATTCTGGTTACAACTGGAACGAAGGAAGAGACCTTTATGATAGATTTTATGAAGGTACTGAACCAGCTTTAGACCCTCCAGGTTTGTTTGATTATTCTAAAGGTCAGTTTTCTGCTATCACAGCTGATGTTACAACTGCACAATGGAATAATACAACTTTGAACCTTGAGCCTGCAGCTTATTCTTCAGATGCTTACAGAAAAGTTCTTGTTATCATGTCAGGTTTCGCTACAGAGGCCGCAGGTAAACTGATTGGTCCTGATGGTAACCCAATTGACACTGAAGCATTCTTGTCAGATTTGACAATTTATGGTGTTGCGGGAAATGCAACAACTTCAGCTAACACTACTAATCCTTATCTTTTCAGAGTAGTAACTCAAAGATATGGTAAAGGTATCGTTCAGTACGGTAATAACAATTCAACATTGACATTCCCAAGCTCATTGACAGATGGTGGTCAGTATGACAACATTTGTGATGTTAACGGTAACATTTATTTGGAAATTGACCTTCAAGTTCCATGTGCGGTTGGTGCTAACTCAATCGACGGTTACTCTGGTTCAACATTCACATCTTCAGCTGTTGTAAACAACGCATTCACCGCAACTTACAGAATCTACAAGAATCTTGAATTCGAAGACAGAATTGGTGAGGTTTCTTTCGACCTTCAATCTGTAACAGTTTCTGTAACTGAAAGAAAATTAAGGGCTCAATGGTCACCAGAAATGGCACAAGACGTTGCAGCATTCCACAACATCGACGCTGAGGCTGAATTAACAGCTTTATTGTCTGAGCAAGTTGCAGCTGAAATCGATAGAGAAATCTTGAGAGACCTTAGAAAAGGTGCAGCATGGAACTTAAGATGGGATTACAACGGTTGGAAGAGATTGGGAACTAACGCTGTTCCTTACACTCAGAAAGACTGGAACCAAACTCTTATCACAGCTATCAACCAAATCTCTGCACAAATCCACAAATCAACTCTTAGAGGTGGTGCTAACTGGATTGTA